AAGGATTACAGTGGGTTAACATTGATAAAAGGTGTTAATAAAGATAGTTCTGGGTCTAATGGGTCTGGGAAGTCTGCCCTTTTGGAGGCGGTTTTCTTTGGATTAACGGGGAAGACGGTTAGGAAAAGCACTGAAGTTGCCATTGTAAATAATAAAAACAAACGGGGATGTGTGGTTGAGATTTTTCTCGATAATGGGATAATGATACGAAGGTCAAAAAAACCAACTAAACTTGAATTATTTATAGACGGAGAGAACTGTACAAAAGATCACGCTTCTTCGACCCAAGCCTACATTGATGATCTTCTAAATATTAATTATAAGATCTTGTTATCCTCCATGTTCTTCGGACAGTCCAACACTCTTAATTTTCTGGACGCAGACTCCAATGATAAAAGGATCATACTTAGAAATTTTCTTAATCTAGAAGAAATTTTTAGTCTCAGGGACAAGATAAAATCTCATAAATCTGTATATTGGGGAGATCTAAAGGTACAGGACTCTCTAATTAAAGAGTTTGAAAAATCTAAGTCTTCTTTGGAGGGAGATCTTTCTAAAATTAATAGCGAGAATAATCAGTACTTAGCGGAGTATGAACAGTACTTGGATATATCTTTAGATGATATTTTAGGAACCGAACGTGCTATATCTGATGCTAACAGAAAAAAAGCAACCTTACTTTCTGATATTAATAGAGAAATTAGAAGTTTGGATGACCTGCTGGCTCAGGCAAAGAATAACAAGTGTAAGGGATGTGGACAAAAACTTCCCCAAACCTATTGGGATAGGAACAAGAAAAATATAGAAGATAAGAGAGAAAATATAAAGATTCTTAAGGAAAGAAGGGATAGTGTCTCAATTCCTGAGCCTTACCCCATAACGTCTATGGACTACTCTTCTGTTTTGGAATTGAAAGAACTCGTACTCCAGAAAAGCTCTTTTGAAACACAAATAGAGAGTTTAGCTGAGAAGATAGCAGACGCACAAAATAAGAAAATTGAATCTAATAAAAAATACGAGATTATGCGCTTTTGGGAGAAGGCTTTTTCTGAACAAGGCATCATAAAGTACATAATACGCAACGTATTGTCCTTCTTTAATGATAAGATAAATTATTATCTATCGTTTCTAACTAATCAGGGATATTATTTAGAATTTAATGAAGAATTGTCCGAAAAAATTATGGTTTCAGAAGAAGAAGTTCATTATATATCTTTGTCTGGTGGTGAAAAAAGAAAGATTAATTTATGCGTACTTTTAGCCCTAAGAGATCTTCTTTCTTTTACCGATAAAAATCAGTTAGACATCATCTTCTTTGACGAGGTAGCAGAAAATCTCGACGAAGGGGGTATTTATGGTCTTTATGCCTTATTGAAGGAAATAAAGAAAACTAAAAATATATTTGTTATCACCCATAACAAACATTTGAAAACCTTACTGGATTCGTCCCCAAGGATCACTATAATCAAGGACCAAGGAGAATCTAAAATAATGAGAAAGGTCCGACATGGCGATTGCAAAGCTCAGTGAACTAGGTCAAGAAATATTTGAAACGAGATACGCATATCCAGGAGAGAAGAGCTGGGGAGAACGTGCCAAAATTATAGCTCGTACCATTGCAAGCGCAGAGAAAGACGCAGACAAGGAAAAGGTAGAAAAGAAGTTTTATGAAGCTATTTCCTCTGGGGACTTAATTCCAGGCGGTAGAATCATTTATGGTTCTGGAAGAAATAAAGGATCACAAAATCTTTTAAACTGCTTCGTCATAGTTCCAGAGGACTCAGTTGATTCTATCGGTAAAACAATACAAGATATGTATAAAATTTCTTGTGCTGGCGGGGGCGTTGGTTTTAATGTCTCTAAGATTCGTCCACGAGGAGATGACATTGGGAGCGTTGCAAACTCAGCTCCAGGAGCTGTCTCTGTTCTCAAAATGATTAATGAGGTTGGGGAGCATGTTAGAGCGGGTAAGAACAGACGCACTGCCTTGATGGGCATCCTAAATATTTCCCACCCTGACCTCATTGAATTTCTTCATGTTAAGCTAGATAGAGGGGAGTTAAATAATTTTAATATCTCTGTAGCCATTACCAATAGATTTCTTGAGGCGGTGGAGTTAGATGAAGATTGGTTCTTTTCTTTTAATAATAAAGAGTACCACACATACGATATCCTTAGACATGAAAAAGGAGACGAAGAAGCGGCTGAAGTAATTAAGGTGTCGGGGTTAGACCGAGATGATGCTCTCGATAGGGCCGAAAACTTCTACAAAGTAGATTGGAGGGATACGTTTGAGGCTATTGGGCAGAATGACATTAAAGCATCGGAACTTTGGGATCTTATTTGGAAGAACTCTGTGGAATCTGGCGATCCTGGCGTTTATAATATTGATCTCGCTAATAAGTATACCAATGTATCTTATTTTGAAACGCTAGATGCCACTAATCCCTGCGGAGAGATTTCTCTACCCTCGTATGGGAATTGTTGCTTAGGAAATATTAATCTATCTAATATGTACGACGAAGATATTGGGGGCGTAGACTGGAAAAGACTCGCCAGATCTGTTAGGACGGGCGTTAGATTTCTAGATAATGTTTTAACTATTAATACTTTTCCCACTGAGGACTGTAAGCTGGTAGGTCACAGATCAAGACGGATCGGCTTGGGTGTCATGGGTCTTCATTATCTTTTAATTAAACTTGGGATAAAGTATGGGAGTGAGAAATGCTTGGAGTTCTTGGATAGGCTTTTCTCCACAATCAGAGACGAGGCATACAAGCAATCCATATATCTAGCACGAGATAAAGCCCCATTCCCAGAGTTCGAGTACAAGAAGTATTTATCTGAAGAGTATTCACGAAATCTTCCTGCTAGAATTAGAATGCTTATTAAGAGATATGGAATTAGAAACGCAGTGCTACTTACGATTCCCCCTACTGGTACAATTTCTATGCTTATGGGGGTATCTAGTGGAATTGAACCCATTTTTTCTGCTATGTATCATAGGAGGTGGAGACATAATAATATTTGGAAAGATAAGTTAGTAGTAGATCCCCTATTTAACCAATACTACAGAGAGAAGCGAGATCTAACTAATTTCGTTGGAGCCTATGACGTTTCTCCCGAGGACCATATCAAGGTTCAGGCTACTATACAACGGTATATCGACAGTTGTATAAGTAAAACTATTAATTTACCTAATACGGCTACTACTGAGGATGTTAAAACTTTTGCTTTGGATTATGCTCCATATCTTAAGGGATTAACCGTTTATAGAGCTGGGAGTTATGGGGAAGAACCTTTAGTTTCTATTCCTCTAACTGATGAAAACATAGCTAAATATATGGTAGAAGAGGACGACAGAGAACAAGTAAATCAATCAGGTGATTCTTGTTCTCTGGCAGGAGGTGAATGTGGGTAAGGATAAAGAAAAGGATGAGGAGTATAGTAGTGAAAAGGAACAGCGGCGACCTCTACCAAAAGAGGGGGAGGAATAATTATGCCTATTTATACATGGTCGTGTGATAACTGTGAGGTTTACTGGGAGCGTGAGTGTAAAATGGGGAAAGCCCCCAAAAGAACCAAATGCCCAGAGTGTAAAAAGCTGGGCTATAGGGAATTTCATGCCCCAGCCTTAAGGTTTGTGGGGGCTGGTTTTTACTGTAATGATTATGGTAAAAACACTATTTCTCATGCTAGCGCAAAGGGAGCGTGTGATGAATTTATTGAGGGAGCAAAAGAGTCCTCAAAGAAAAGAATGGAAACGGGCTTCCAGAATTACAAGGTGTATACTCCTGATTTAGAGGTTTTAGAGGCGAAGGGTGAAATTAAGAAAAGAGGAGGAGAGGATAAAGAATCCATAATACACGACAACGCATCTAAATACAGAGAGGTTGCTAAAACAATATATAAACATTCAGATATAGACCCTGCAAAACAGAAAAAAACCAACGTAGATTTAATGACAACCCCCGACAAAAAAGGATTTGAATAATGTACCCATTCTCCTCTAATGTACAAAGAGGCATAATTTATTTATTAAAAAGTGACCATGATTTCTTCACCCAGATCTCCTCGTTGGTTAAGTCGGAATACTTTGAATACCCCACCCATGCTCGGATCTATGAGGCAGTTGTCACTCATTATGATGAGTATTTATCCA